GATCTCGGCCTCGTCTCTGGTAGCATACCCGCCAAAAACCGCTGGCCATTTATCAAGTCCAGATGGTCTTAAAATCAAAACATACGACATAATCTACCTACACTGAATCCTGTTTACTCGTTATTATCTAGCGTTAACTCGTTCGTCAGGTCATTAACCATAAATTTTGTGTTCCTTTGCCGTAATTTTTCTTACTGAAAATCCGTCCTTTTTTAATTCAGACCAAGGGGTGTCGTATTCGGATTCAATGTCACGAATACATGCCACCTTTTTGTAGTTGAAATAGTTTAGGTTCATTTCCCCATTTCCATAAAATAAAGTGTAGCCAACGTTCGCTTTATTCATTGTTTCCACCTCCCGGTTGGTTAAGGCTTTCTTGGATACGGTCTAGTTGCTTAATAATGTTGGCGTATGAGCAATCTATTTTTGCATCCACCTTTCCAATATGAATCATCAGCATTGACCATAGAACAAGATCAATAATCCAGAAGTGAAAGAGCCTGTGGATTTTAAGAAACGACTGAGCGATGCCATTGAGGCTGCGGCTAAGAGGCACTCAACAACCCACACCTCCTCTGTTGATGGGTGCAGCTTTTGTCGCGCTGACGATGCAATACTTGATGCATTAAGGAATACAAAATGACCCAACCAGATAGATTGATGCGTGAAGAGTTTGAGGCGTGGGCGCGCAGTCAACGTATGGGGTTAAAAAAGGACGGAGTTGTCACCTCCTACGCTTATGAGCGAACTGATCTTGCGTGGCAAGCTTGGCAGGCCTCCCGCGAGGCGAAGACATCGCCTGTCTGGCAGGGTATGGAAACGTGCCCGCAGCACACTGAGGTTCTGTTTTACCGCGGTGATGCTGGAGTTTTCTCGGGGATGATCACTGATGCCGATCATTTCCTTTCCAACAAAGAACGCGATGAGTGGGAGGGGACCGAAGAAGAGATGTTCGACCTCGACGCTTTCGGCTTTGGTGACTGGGGTGTCTGCCGCTGCGATGGCAGTGAGCGCCCTACCCATTGGATGCCGCTGCCCGAAGAACCGAAGGTGAAGCCATGACCAACGAAAAACGAATGTCCCAGTTCGAAGCCGTCTATGCCGAACTGCACGATGTGATCCCGGATGTGGTGAAGATGCATCGGTTTAATACCGAGGACAGCTACAGTCTGCCCGGCTTGGCGCACGACTACCGGTTGTTCTGTGCGGCGCTGGATTCGGTGGTGGTTGAGTTGCCGTCGGATACATGCCTGAGGGTTCACTCATATACGGCTTATGAGTTAAAGGATTTTTGCGTAAGGGCGATTAAGTCCGCTGGAGTGAGGGTTGAGCAATGAGTTCGCTTCACATGGCGTTGATCGTGATTGTTATTCAATCAGTGGCTTTGATCCTGGTGGGCCTTACTAACCTTGAAATTATTGGATAAATCATGAGCAACTACGACGAGTTGAAGCGGCTGGCTGAGGCCGCGCCGAAAGGTCCGTGGTATGGGCCGGATAAAACTGCACACAGGGGAACGGTTTTCGATTGCGACCTTGGCTCTCTGCTTTGCTACGAGAGCATTGAATCTGAGCAAGATGCCTGCGTGGCTTATGTCGCAGCCGCCAACCCTGCCGCAGTGCTGGCCCTGATCGCCGAGAACGAAGCACTCCGCAAGGATGCGGATCGGTATCGGTGGCTGCGTGAACCTGCTCGTGACGTAGGTTTGGTTCTGGATAAAAAGACTGGGCATGTCCCGGTAGATGACATGGGATTCGGCGGCTACGGAATATACGAATATCGCGCCGGTGAAGAGCTTGACGGGGCCATCGACGCCGCCATGGGCATGGGAGAGCAGTCATGAACCAATTCAAGCCTGGCGACCTGGCAATGACGATCAATCTTCGCAACAACAGTGGCAAGTCGGTAGAGCTCATATCCCATCTTGGAAGGCCGCAAACAGTTCAGGTGCAGGGTAGAGAGATATACAACTACAAAGGGGTTGATATCTGGCTGTGCCAAGTTCTGGGCGAGCCGATCAGGCCGGGTCGAAATGTTGCAGAGTCCCTTGGGATAAAACCCATGGAAGAGGTCCCAATTCCAACCAATTGCCTGATGCCTTTGCGCGGCGATTCGGAGCCGGTTAGTGAGCAACAAAGGGAGCTGACAACATGATCAAGCTCATCGCGTTTCAAGCGTTCTGGATCGTCTGCTTGCTCGGCGGCGCAACTGCAATTCTGATGGTTGGGGGTGGGGTATGAGCCTTATACAGCTGTTCGATGGTGACGCTACATTCACAAAGTCGTTTGCAAAGGTCGGCTTTACTGATTCCGGCTCAAAAACAACGGCGACATTCAGGTCTGAGAAAGGAAAACAGTTTGTGGTCTTGTTGCTCGGAGAAGTTGATGCCAAGGCTACGGACTGCGACCTTGAGGAAATGCTGCGAAAGCTGGGCTATCAGAGGATTCCGGAATGAGCGCCAAAATCGAATGGAATAACTCGATGCCCGGCACACAGCCGAGGACCACCGGCAAGCTGCCAAAGAAGCCAGTAGTCTGGATTGGCGAGATCGGCCTGCAACTGCAGTCGGGTGAAAAAGACATCCGATCTTGGCGGTCCAATCAGGCAATGAGCTGCGACCAGGCAAGAACGGTTCTTGGTCAGCTCCACACGAGCCTCGTCAATGAGCACGGCAAAGACTCTGCGGTGCATAGCTGGTTTTGGTGTAAGTCGCGATGAGTGGGATTATTGATCAATCCGTTCTGATCGTCATTGAGGGTGCGCCATTCGGTAAACAGTCTGTGCGCGCCGGCCTGCGGGGTAAGCGGGTTATTACGTACATGCCAAAGGAAACGGTCGAGTATGAAGCAGCATGCATGACCGAAGCCCTCAGGAGCATGAACGGTAGGCCAATGTTCATTGGTCCGGTCGAGTTAAAGCTGCAGCTTTTCTACCCGATCCCTGAATCGTGGAGCAAAAAGAAAAAGGAAATGGCCAGGCTTGGCGTAATGGTCCCGACAAAGAAACCAGATAGTTCGAATTGCCTTAAGGCGATTGAGGATGGATTCACCGGTGCTGTATGGGTCGATGACTGCCAAGTGGTGGATCACCACATCACGAAGCGATTCTCAGACTGCCCATGTGTGATCGCCATCGTCACACCGCTTGCTTTGCAATCGTGCTGACCCGTATCATCCGCTCGGCAGGCAATAAGGTTTGGTCCCCTTGGCTGGTTTCTTCACGGCTACCAGCATCTGACCTGCAAGAGGCCTCCGGTTCTCATCGGTCCCGGAGGTCTCGATCCTAATCAACCAACGCCAAGTGCCCGCAGATGCGGGAATCGTCTTTATCTGGAATTGCATGAGAGGGCTTCTCAAGCCCGAGACCCAAGTGAGAAGCCGAGCGCAGCGGCCTGAGAAACCAGTTGCGTAAGGGAGTAAGGCGCTGACCGGTCTAGGTGCAATTCCAGATGCAGATGAATGCACAGGCTGATGAGACCCGAACTGAAGGGTGAACCGACGTAAAGTAAAATTCCGTTTCGGCGGGGATATCGGGCTGTCGGACCCGGCTGGCGCGCATAGCGTCATAGTTTCATTCAATGTCGGAGATCAGCACCGGCCATTTGCATCACGCTCTTTGACTCGCCGCCGTTAGCGGACGTTTGGTAGCCACGAGCAACTGAGTGGCCGCAACAACAAGCCCAGCCCTAAACCAGCTGGGCTTTTTCATGCCCGTGTTAATCTCGCGAACGCGCCCGGCCTGATGCCTGTCTGTTGAAAGCTGGGAGGATTTCCTGACCAACACACTACAGAGGTTCACATGGCAACGATTGAAAGCAATCGGGTAGCGTTCGGTTTCGACAGCAGGACGGCTAATGGCGTCGGCACTGCTGGCGGACTGACCCTCGAAAATTACGATTTCATACACCATCTGCTGCGCAAGTCTCGGCAATGCATCCAGCTTGTCGACCCTATCGCGGATTGCTGGGGCGTTACTGGCCGCACCGCTGGCGAATTCCTGCAAGTTCTGCCTGGCCTTCTTGAAAACAGTACCGCTGGTATCGTTGTGCTGAGAGGTCCGACCAACAACTACGGATCGGCAGCCGTATCGCCATGGTTAACGATTGACCAGTGCAGCCGGATAACCAATCTGATCGTAGGAACACCGGAGCGCCGCACGGGGCGTAAGCTGCTCTGGATCATGGACACACCACGCGGGGATACGCCATTCCCGAGCCATGCGCTCACAGCCCACAGATCGCTCGATATGCAGACCGTACGCCGCTGGATGTCAGGTATCGACGATGGGAATTTTGTTCGTGTGGCAGATGGCGGCCGGTACATCACTGACCCAACCAGCCCACTCGGTTACGCATTGTTGGGCACGCTTATCGATGGACTGCACGATGCACCTCTGGGCGCGCCGCTGATCTCGCAAGATGCTGCAGTTGTGCTCCAGCAGATGTTTCCTGGTCGTTCACCAGTTGCGCCGACTGGGGCCGTAGATAACTGGGATATCGACCTGAATCCGTGGGGTGTCATGACGGCCAATCCACAAGTCAAAAACACAGGTACAAACGGTACGCCTGCGACTGGCGGTTCCGGCACTATCGGCGGGGGCTGGACAGGCGCTAACAGCTCAAGCGCGGCGAATGCCACCCGGACATACACCTATGACGCAGACGGGGCACAGCGCTGCGTTTTGGCTGGTTCAATCACGGGCACTGCTGCGCGAATAGACATCCTGAAGCAGGTGAGCCTTCACACAAAGCTAAACGCAATGGTGGCTCGATATCCAGGTGTTCAGTTTGAAGCGTTCGCTGACGTTGAGTGGCTGGACGGCGTAAGCAATCTGTCATCCATTCAGCTCGGAATTGAAACGATTGATCCAGCGAACGGTACGGTCCGGTACTGGGACGGTGATCGTTATCTAGGCACGACGTTGATGAACCCCAACAAAGATTCGGGAATTTATCGGGTGCCGCGCATGTCGGCAAACGGGGCTTTAACGAATGCCACGCTTATGCTGTCTGCTTATGGTGTAGACAACGCAGCCAGTATCGCCGCGTCGATCCGCATTAACAGCTGCTGGCTTCAGCCAGTCCGCCCCCAATACAACTGAGGAATAACCATGAAAGACTATAAAGGTTCAGCTGATCACGCTAAGGCTCTTGCTGAGTTTGTGGTTAGCGTTAACGAAGTGATGAATCGCCCAGATATTGAAGATTCCCGACGACTGGAGGTTATAGGGCAGCTCCTCTCTGGGCCAAGCGGGATAAAGGTTGCAGCTCAGGTAGGTCAGAGTCGCAACGACTGACATTGATTTACAGAAGCCCTGGATTAAAACGCCAGGGCTTTTGTTTTGTCCAAGATAAACCGACGAAGAAAATAAAGGCCTCTTGCCACAATCGGTTATTCTTTGACCAGCAGAACGGGAGCATGCGGGAGATTTGCCCGCAACACAGCTACGGATCAAAGAAATGGCCGAGCCTACTAGTATTGCGGTACCGCTGGCGATTGCTGGTGTCGGGGGGCTAGCGATAGCCGCTGGGGTTGATGGTAATGCCGTTGTGGCAGCATTTGCAGGAGCTGCAATGTTTGCTTTCATGTCCAAGGGAGTGGACATATGGGTCCGGGTTGGTACTGGATTCATGGCGTGGATATTTGGCTACTACTTCGGAATGGAGGTAGTCAGCCGGGGAATATGGGGATTCAAATCCCCTTCGATGCCGTCTTACCTGGCGGCTTTTTCGGGCGTGGTCGGGCTGAAGCTTATCCTTGTGATCTTCGACGAGCAGGGCAAGAAGTGGATACTTAAGAAGCTCGGCCTTTCAAATGAGGAGCCAAAGGGATGAGTGAAGTCCTGATGCTCGCTAAAGCTTGTATGGCGGCCGCTATCTGCGCCCGCCTATTTTGCTACCCATGGCCTGAAGATTCACGATACCGCTTCGGCGTCACACTAGTGGCCTACCTCCTAATGCTGTGCACTGGGGCGGTGGCAATCAACTTGGCCATGGGCAACCGGGCCGCGGCCCAGATATTCGACGCAGGGATATACGTTTCAGTCTTGATCCTTGTCTTCGCCGCTCGCGGCAACCTCGCAAAAATACTGGAGATCAGGCATGGCTAACAAAATTACCCGGGGGATTCGAAACAATAACCCTGGAAACATCGATTACAACAAGAGAAATGCATGGCAGGGCCAGCTCGGCTATGAAGAGGGCGTGCCCAATCCGCGATTTGCCCGGTTCGATTCGCCAGAGAACGGGATCAGGGCGTTGGCAAAGCTACTGCTGAACTACCGGGGCAAGGATGGAGAACCGGGGGTCGGTGCAACTGGCATTGATACCGTTCACGAGATCATCAACCGCTGGGCGCCTCCCGTCGAGAACGATACCGGGTCGTATGCCAAGGCTGTGGCCAAAGGGCTTGGGGTTACACCAAAGGCATCGATAATCATCAAAGACCCTGCCACACTGACCGTGCTGGTTCGTGAAATAATTGCTCATGAAAACGCAGGCTTTAAATATCCCGAAGCTATTTTAGCTGAAGGTGTTCGGCGTGCCTTGCTGTGAGCAGCTTCACTCGATTCTCTGCCGAGATGTCGGTTAAGTACGACAGAGAGGCAAGCATCAAGCTTGGATGTGATCACTGGCGGGTTACAGAGCCTTTTAGGTTCTACATTGGCTCTGAAACGTCCGGTGAGTGGGTCTATGTGCCTGGCGGGTATTTGACCGACGGCGCAAGCGTTCCTCGCCTCTTCTGGAATGTGATTCCTCCTTGGGGCGCATACGGTCAAGCTGCAGTTGTCCACGACATCGTGTGTGAGCACCTGACCATCACCAAGGACGGCTACCCTTTCCCGGTAACGCGTCAGGTCTGTGATTCGATTCTCGATGAGGCCATGGCAGCGCTCGAAGTCCCATATCTAACGCGCAAGGCCATTACCGCTTCTGTCGCGCTATACCGTATGATTTCAGGTGTAAGCCAACCATCAACCACGCTGCTAAAGCGAACTCTTGAAGCTCAATGGAGAAACTGATGCGCAAACAGATCAACGTGAACAAGAACAACCCAGGCAGCAAAGGGTTGTACGCCAAGAATGAGGCTCCGGCCAAACCGAACAAACCAGCGAAGAAGGTGAAGAAATGACCGATCACGAAAAATACATGATGGCCATTGATCTTGCTAAGGCGGCAGCGGTTGTAACCGGATCACACTATGAGCTAGCCCAGCGCCTGGCTGAAGTCGCATTGCAGCTGCTGGAAGAAAAACAGAAGTGATCGCCATCCTCATCCACTACCTGGGCTTCTACGTGGTCAACGCCTTGATTCCCGGCTGGGCGGTGGAGGTGGATGGGGAGCTTGCCTCTCTCTGGTATCTGTCGTTCGTCTGCATCGACGTTATGGCTCTATCCATCACCCGGCACGCATTGATCAAGTCAACGCTCGCCGCTTCATGCGCATGGTCGCTGGCCGTAGGAGTCGAGACCTGGTTTCTGCACGATTCATTGCAGTCAGTTGACTTCGTGGCGCAGTACCTGATTGATGGGATGCTAGGCGCTCTACTGGCCATACAGGTCGTCTTCTACGTAAAGGACTGGCACAGGTTCAGGTTCGGACACCGAAGAGCGTAGGAAGGCATGCAGACCCCAAGCCCGTCACAAGCGGGCTTTTTTGTGGGTGATGAAAAATTTCCGTTATGATTGGTCAATAAACAACCAATAGAGATGACCGATATGGCAGCAGTTGACCTGAAAGGAGGGGAAAGACTTTTAGAGCTCCAGAGGCTTGGGGCAACAGACAATGAAATGATCGCTTTTTCTGAGCGTGAACGTAGTTTCGACGAGTACATGTTTTGCTGGATAGTTCTATTTCGGCTTGACCGATTTGGAGTAATTGCAGCCCGAAAAAGGAAGAGGTCCGAATGGAAGAAAAATAACTCCACTCCTCACCATCGAATACTTGATGCGACGCGGGCAAGAATATGGGCTTCGCTCAAGGGGAGGACCGACGGTGCAATTTTCTCAAGGCTCAAATACACGATTGAAGATCTGGTACACCACCTAGAGAAAAAATTCACTGATGGTATGAGCATGGACAATTACGGGGAGTGGCATATAGACCATATTCGCCCATGCTCAAGCTTTGATCTTGCCATCGAGAAAGATTTCCAGGAGTGCTGGAGTCTGCAGAACCTGCAGCCACTCTGGGCTTCTGACAACTGCAAGAAGGGTTCTTACTATGTCAAGGCCTGAGAAGTACAAGGCGAATTACGCAAAAATTGCCGAGAAAGCTTGTTTGCTTGGTGCTACTGACCTCGATCTATCTGAGATGCTCGAGGTCTCTCTAAGGACCATCAGATACTGGAGGTCTACGAAACCTGAATTTGCCCAGGCTCTGTCACTCGGCAAAGCTACTGCCGACCAGAGCGTTGAGAGATCCCTTTACCAGAGGGCTATGGGGTATACCTGTAACGAGGATGATGTCCGGGTTGTTGGTGGCAAGATCGTAAAAACGGAAATAGTCAGGGAATATCCACCAGATACTACCGCGATGATTTTCTGGCTGAAGAACAGAAAACCTAGGGACTGGCGAGACAAGCGAGAAACCGAGATCTCCGGGTCTCTCAACCTGACCGACATGACGGATGAAGAACTTGACCGAGCCATCGCAGCAAAAGAGGCAGCCCTCAAGGCAGGAGAAGCTTGAATACTACCGAATGCTTGAAGAGCGCGAGCGGCGCATGAGCCTTCGACCGAGTGACGGTACCGTTATCGGGATCGTGCACCCGGTTGACGGACACACGCATTCAATCGTTCGACGGAAAGGCAAGTGGGGTAACACTGACGAAGAGCCGCAGGTTTATCTCCCTGCAAAGCTTGAAGTGGTGGCCAAGTCCAAGAAGCGCTTCATCATCATCATTGGTGGTCGGGGTTCTGGTAAGTCAGTGGGCATTGCCGACATCTGCCTGGTAGATGCCAAGGACGCTGGTGTGCGCACTTACTGCCTTCGTGAATACCAGTCGAGCATCAAGAACTCCATTCTCTCGCTGCTCAAAGACGAGATTGGCCGCCTTGGCTTCGAAGGATTCACCCAGCAGGCTAACGCCATCAAGTTTGGCTCCACTGACGCTTTCGAGTTCGCTGGCTTGTCGCGCAACGTGGACAGCATCAAGTCTACGCACGGCATAAGCCGGTATCAGATCGAGGAAGCGCAGTTCATTAGTGAGGAATCGCTCACCGCGCTAACTCCGACGGCCCGGAAGAAGCCCAAGAAGGGTATGCCAACCGTGATGGAGGATGTGCCGAGCAGCGACAACCTGGCCAACGTGTCTATGGTGTTCATCGCTAACCCGTCGAGCAGCGAAGCCCCATTCAGCAAGCGCTTCATCACGCCATTCAAAGAGCACCTGGACAAGCACGGTATCTACGAGGACGACCTGCATCTGATCGTCGTCATGAACTACACCGATAACCCATGGTTCAACGACTCAGGCCTTGAAGAGGAACGCCAGTGGGATTACCAATACAGGTCTCGCGCTATGTACGATCACATATGGCTCGGAGCATTTAACGACTCAGTAGAGAACGCTCTGATCATGTCAGAGTGGTTCGATGCGTGCATTGATGCACATGTAAAGCTCGGATTTGTTGCTTCAGGCGCAAGAATCAGTGCTCATGACCCGTCTGATACAGGACCAGACAGCAAGGGTTTCGCCGCTCGTCATGGCTCAGTTGTTCAGGTAGTCGAGGAGAAGGAAGACGGAACGGTAAACGAGGGCGGCCACTGGGCGGCTGGCGAAGCGATCAAGTACCAGTCAGATGCGTTTGCTTGGGATGGTGACGGCATGGGCATCGCGCTAACAGAACAGATTGGTCATGACTTCAACGGGAAGCAATTACCGCCTCTGTCGCTGCATACCGTATGATTTCAGGTATAAGCGCGTCGAGCAGGACGAAGCCAATGAAGTGAATCAGGATGGCGTACATTTTACTTTTTCACCTTCTTCGGCTTTGGCTTGTCCTTGGCTTCGTTCTTAGCATACAGGCCGAGGCCACCCGGATTGGTCTTGTTCACCGTTGGGGTTTTGCGCATCACAGTCTCCATTGAGCTTCAAGGGTTCGCTTTAACAGCGTGGTTGATGGTTTGCTTACACCTGAAATCATACGGTAAGCGGCTACTGATGCGGTAATCGACTTTCGAGTTATCCACGGCACTCCTAGAGCCTCCATAGCCTCATCAAGTATCCCATCGCAAAACTCTCGCGTTACCGGGAATGGGTATCCGTCTTTTGTGATGGTCAGGTACTCGCAAACGATGTCATGAACAACTGCAGCCTGCCCATAAGCGCCCCATGGGGGTATCACCCCCCAGAACAGCCGAGGAACGCTTGCCCCGTCGGTCAAGTACCCGCCAGGGACATACACCCATTCCCCCG